AATGGAAATATCCACTATCTCGCAGGAACCTTGTAGTGGGAGTTCATACCCCATCTCATCGGGATGGGAACTAGGCTGGTATCCTAGTCAATATCTACCTCTAATGCCTTCGGGGTTAGACTTTTTAAACTCGCTTATTTAAGGAGCACAATATGACTTTTTTCGCAGACACAGCTATTGACGCAGTTCAAGACGCTAAGGCCACATTCGTTAAAACTTTCGTTAAAGACGAAAAGCTGGCAACTCCACTCCAATCATTTGTAGAATCGCAACGCGCATTTGCTAAGCAAGTCGCAAAGACGACAGGCGATATCTTCACAGCTTCGTATGATGCTGCTCAGAAGTTTGCATACCCTGCTAAGTGATAGGAGACAGCCATGACAATACTCACAACATTTAAGGACTTCGATAAGTTCTTCGTTGGTTTCGATGATCAGTTTAATCGTCTCGCAAAGATGCATGACGACCTGACAAAGAACATCCCTAATTACCCACCTTACAACATCAAGAAGACAGGCGATACGACGTATGTCATCGAACTCGCTGTTGCTGGCTTTGCCAAGCAAGACATCGAAATCGATCTTGAGGATAATAAGATGATCATCAAGGGCAACGTCCAAAATGACGAAGGCAACGACAACTTTCTATTCAAGGGAATCGCTACACGTAACTTCACACGCACATTCGCATTGGATGACCAAGTGGAAGTTAAAAACGCTGAGATGTTGAATGGTATGCTTCAGGTGTTCTTGGAACGAATCATTCCAGAACACAAGAAGCCAAAGAAGATCGAAGTTAAGGAATCCAAAGCTAAGGCTCTTTTAACAGACAAGGCTTAACATACCTTCGCCGACTCTCACAAGGGGTCGGCTTTTATTTTGTCCAAAAGACATATGGGTAGAACCATGCACATACTTTCTAAAATCGTTGGATACTTTTTCAACAATACGCGCCGCCTAGACATAGACTCATACCTCGCCGAGAGTCAAGACATATTCGATCTCGAACAGCGGATCAATTTGTTAGCACGTAAAGGCATATTATGATCCCCCATCGCTTATTCCGTTCGTTTCATATTGCAATGGTGATTGAACATTTGAAGCGATTAAAAGAAACTGATCGGCGACTGCGCTTTGGTGCAATGTTGCCGGACGATGCAATCGAAGATTATGTGTCTCGCAGCTGGAGCGATAATGATGTTTGGTTTGGTGTAGTGCAGGACGGTGAAGTGATCGCTGCAGTACACGTTGCTCAGGAAGACACCCATACGCGTGCCGAGTTGGGATTGTCTGTTGATCCTGAGTGGCGCGGCAATAAGCTAGGACAGTCGCTATTTGAACGAGCTGTCATTGCTCTAAAGGCTAGAAACATCCGTGACGTGTATATGCATTGCCTAGCAGAGAATGCAGTCATCAAACACATCGCTCGTAAGAATAAAATGGTGATGGTCACTGAGTATGGTGAAACGGACGCCGACCTCATCCTAACGGAAAGCACGCCAGCTGATATAAGCACAAACATAGCATTTGAGCAGCTCGCACTATACGATTCGTTGATTAGAAACACTAGCGGTGCATGGAAGAAAATATATGAAAACAATTAAACAAATAGTCGTTGCCTTTGTCGAGGCAATCCAGGAAAGTAGACAAGCTAAAGCACGCCGCTATCTAATCGGCGGTTATTAATTAAAGGAATATATTATGAGCGTTATCTGTTTGAAAATGACAAGCGGTGAAGAATTGATCGGCACATTAGTTAAAGATACTGAACAGGCATTTCAGATTAAGGAAGTGTCTGCAGTAATGATGATGCAAGGCGAAGTTCCAGGCCAATTCCGTATGGGATTGATGCCGTTCCTTCCATACTCTGATACAGAAGAATTCACAATTGCCAAACATGCAGTGGTGACGAGCTTTGCACCGAGCCTCGAAATGATCAACAACTACAACCGCAAGCATGGTGCAGGCATTCAAGTTGTTCAGTCGCTGAACGGTTGACCTCCCATCAAATAAGTAGTATAATATACTGTTAATGGAGTTGCTATGAAACTTGCTTTATGTTCTGATCTGCATTTGGAATTCGGTCCTATCTCTTTGGAGAATACTGAAGGTGCAGACGTGTTGATTTTGTCTGGCGATATTTGTATCGCCAAAGAAGTGATGGACCACGATCCATATGGATTAGTTCCAAACACTCGCAGCTCCATGTTCCACACATTCTTCCAAGAATGTAGCGCTCGTTTTCCTCATGTGATTTACATTGCAGGCAACCATGAGCACTATCATGGCGACTACGCCAAATCGCTTCCGAACCTTAAAGAACGACTCGCGTACCTGAAGAACGTCCATGTATTGGATAAAGAAGTGCGAGCCATCGGCGACGTCATCTTTATCGGTGGTACATTGTGGACAGACATGAACAAAGAAGACCCAAACACTTTGTTCACGATCAAAGGGTACATGAACGACTACAAGATCATCGAAGATAGTAGTGAGGTAGTTCATTATAAGGTGTACCATGATAAGATGAAGAGTGTTGGCATGACTGATGAGGAGTGGGTCGCTCTTCCACCAGAAGAGCGTGTGTATGTTGAATTTAAGACACGCCCTGCCAAATTTTCACCCGAAAAGTCGGTAGAAGATCACAAGAAGATGCTGGAGTTTATTCGCACTACCATCGCGACGAACCCGTTCAGCAAGTTTGTGATAGTCGGACATCACGCTCCATGCAAGATGTCTACAAAGCCGCAGTATGAAAAGGACGTAGTCGTTAATGGTGCGTATAGTTCTGATTTATCGGAGTTCATCTTGGACCATCCACAAATCAAGTTGTGGACGCATGGACATACCCATGATGTGTACGACTACCTAGTCGGCACAACTCGAGTTGTATGTAATCCTCGCGGGTATATTGCATATGAAGATCGAGCAGACCGATTCGAACTCAAGTTCCTAGACGTTTGATTGTTGCCCCAGCGTATAATATCTCCGATAATGCGCTGGGGCCTTTTTATTGGAGCTTGTTATGGAAAAAGAGTGGGTATTAGTCGAGACCATTAGCCAATTTCGTATGCGCTACATGGTTCAGGTGCCAAAGGGTAGAGATACATGGGCATTAGACACCGTCACCCTAAACGAAGCAAAAGAATTCTCACAGCAACACTTGGGTGAGACTATCGTTTCTCATCGCGTGCTGACTGAGAAAGCAGCACTGATCCAGTGCGATATTGATAATGATTATGTCTATGGCAAATGGACAGATGAACAAAAGATGAATGCCTTCTTCACAGAAGAAGGTTATAAACCGGAAGACTAAATGAAATTTTACACGAACGTACACTTATACCGCAATGAAATCTTATTGAGAGGGTATGAGGACGGTCAGCGTGTACAAAGATCTATAGCATATCAGCCGTATCTATTTGAACCAAATAAAGTATACCGAGAACGGGGCGTAGAGACCCCATATCGCACATTGCGTGGCGAGCCTCTCTACAAGCGAGATTTTGATTCAATGCGCGATGCGCGTGATTATGTTAAAGAGTATCGTGAGATAACAAACAAACAGATCTATGGGCTGACCAACTACCAATACGCATTTATCAACGACTCATATCCTGGCGCGATCGATTATGATCCGAAGATGATCTCTGTCGTTACACTCGACATTGAGACGTCCACACAGGGCGGATTCCCAGATATTGAGACAGCAAACCAATCAATCACAGCTATCACTGTTCGTAAGAACGGAATGTCGTTAGTACTTGGGTTGAGACCATATACACCTAAGCTCGATGGTGTCAAATACTTCCACTGTAAGAGTGAAGAAGACCTGCTCGAAAAGTTTCTGACTATTTGGCAATCGAAGGAATTCTCACCCGACGTTGTTACTGGATGGAACGTTGAGTTCTTCGATATTCCATACCTCGTCAATCGTATCCGTAGACAGCTTGGCGACAAGTCTGCTAAGCGTCTATCGCCTTGGGGTATCTTGGAAGAACGTCAGCTTGAGATCATGGGTCGGATGTATACATGCTACATTCCTGTTGGCATCAGTATCCTCGACTACTTGCAAGCGTACAAGAAGTTCTCATTCTCACAACAAGAATCATTCAAGCTCGACCACATTGCATTCGTTGAACTCGGTGAGCGTAAGTTGGATTACTCTGAGTATGAATCGATGCATGAGTTCTATGAGAAGGACTTCGAGAAGTACATCGACTATAACATCCATGACGTTATCTTGGTAGATAAGCTCGAAGACAAGCTGAAGTTCCTTGAACAGATCTTTGCTATTGCATATGACGGCCATGTCAACTTTGTCGATGCGTTCACGTCTGTGCGTATGTGGGATATTATTATCCACAACTACCTGCTATCTCAAGGGATCGCTATTCCTATGACCAGCCGTCAAGAGAAGGACGGCCAGATCGTTGGTGCTTATGTTAAGGATCCGCAAGTCGGCATGCACGACTGGACAGTATCATTTGACTTGAACAGTTTGTACCCACACTTGATCATGCAGTACAACATCTCACCTGAGACGTATGTCGGTCAGCTGCAAGGTTTGTCGATCGAGTCAATCCTCGATGGGGCATTAGATGAGCACCAAGAATATATGATCCAACAGAACGTTGCAGTTGCAGCTTCTGGGTGCATGTTCGATCGTGATCGTCAAGGGTTCCTGCCAGCACTGATGTTGAAGATGTATAACGATCGTGTGTTGTATAAGAAGCAGATGATTGCAGCCAAACAACAATATGAAAAGACGCCAACATACGAGCTCGAGAAGGAAATCGCTCGCTGTCATAATATGCAGCTTGCTAAGAAGATTCAATTGAACTCAGCTTATGGTGCTCTCTCGAACGTATACTTCCGTTGGTTTGATATCGATCTCGCCGAGTCGATCACGAAGTCTGGTCAGCTGTCTATTCGTTGGATGGAACGTCACATCAACCAATACCTCAACAAGACGTTGAACACGACTGGCGTCGATTATGTGATTGCTTGTGACACGGACTCGATGTATTTGAAGCTCGGCAAGCTCGTCGAGCAAACATGCCAAGGTAAGTCGACAGACGAGATTGTTAAGTTCCTCGATAACGCATGCGAAAAGATATTCGAGCCATACATCGACAAGACGTATCAGAAACTCGCCGACTATGTTAATGCATATGATCAGAAGATGAAGATGAAGCGTGAAGCTATCGCTGATAAGGGCATCTGGACTGCGAAGAAGCGTTATATCTTGAACGTGTATAATAACGAAGGTGTGCAGTACGCTGAGCCTAAGTTGAAGTTGTCTGGGATTGAAGCTGTTCGTTCATCTACGCCATCCGCTTGCCGTGATAACATTAAGGAAGCGCTGAAGGTTATTATGAATGGAAAGGAAAGCGAGCTCGTTGACTTCGTACAGAATTTCAAAGAGCAGTATCAAAATCTACCATTTGAAGAGATTGCGTTTCCGCGTTCAGTTCGTGGATTGTCGAAGTATATCGACAGCACAACGATCTATCGTAAGTCGACTCCGATTCACGTTAAGGGTGCTTTGATATACAACCACATCCTAAGAGTGCGTGGGCTATCAAATAAATATCCTGTAATCGGTGAGGGTGAGAAGATTAAATTCTGCCATCTACGTCAGCCGAACCCAACAACAGCTACGGTGATAGGAGCTCCTGGTTCCATTCCACCCGAACTCAACCTCGAGCAATACATCGACCGAGAGGTACAGTTCAACAAATCTTTCGTTGAACCAATTAAGACAATCACGGATGCTATCGGCTGGAGTATTGAGGGTAAGCGTAATACGATCGAAGACTTTTTCTAAGGACACAAATGGCTACAACTAATCTAGGTGATTTTGATTTCGGATTCACCGCAGTTTCTGAGACAGAGCTGAAAGCAAAAGAGGCTCAACTACAACAAACTGTACAAGAGAAGAGCGCTGAGCTAGAAGAAGTATCTCGCACATATGAAGAGAAGCTCAATACATTATACAAGATGGTGATGCCTTTGCTGAAAAACTTAGCAAAGGATAGCGACAAGGACTACATCTTTTGGCCCGACCGTCAAAAGAAGATGGTTGACTTCATCGCTAAAGTCAACACACTAATGGAAAAGTGAAATGCTGAATTATCTCATGTTGCTGGTAGCATTAGCGCTATCTGCAGTTGCTGCATATTATTCGATTGCTGGATTGGTTGTGCTGTTCGCAGCCGCAGCTATCCCAGTGATGGTTATGGCATCGACTCTAGAGCTTGCTAAGGTCGTCGCAACGTCATGGGTGTACCGTAACTGGCACACCGCCCCAAGAATAATCAAGTACTATCTCGTGATTGCTATCTTCATTCTGATGGCAATCACATCGATGGGTATTTTTGGTTTCTTGAGTAAGGCTCATTTAGATCAAGCGATTCCTAGTGGCGACGTCGCTGCCAAGATCGGAATATATGATGAGAAGGTGAAGATCTCGAAGGACAATATAGATGCAAACCGCAAAGCTCTTAAACAACTTGATGAAGCGGTCGATCAGGTTATGGGCAGATCGACAGACGAAAAGGGTGCCGATAAAGCGGTGGCAATACGTCGATCGCAAAACAAAGACCGAGCAAGGCTCTTATTGGAGATCCAAACCGAACAGGCAACTATTAGTAAGATCATGGAAGAGTCGGCTCCACTTCGCGCAGAGGCTCGCAAGGTCGCTATCGAAGTTGGTCCAATAAAGTATGTTGCTGAATTGTTCTATGGCAGCTCTGATGCAGAGATCGTAGATAAGGCGGTGCGTTGGGTGATCGTTATGATTGTCGCTGTGTTTGATCCGATGGCGATCATTCTGCTAGTAGCAGCAAACCATTCACTAACGAATCCAATGGTGCCAGGCGCGCAACAACAAAATAAACTTGTCAAGGCCAAAATGCCGGATTGGTTGAGAACGGCCACCCGCGCAAAGCGTATGAAGAGGATTCACGAGAATCGCCGTAAGAATACAATCGAGATTGACAAGGCATCTATCTTTAAAATGTAATGTCGCCAGAGAAGTTAGCATCGCTTAATCGTGAGGTGGTTCAAGCGGGAATATACATACAACCCAAGCTTCCGCCCTTAGCCAGCCATCCTAATGGACGAAATGGAATAGCTCACGTATATTCCGTCATCCAAATGGTGATGGGTGTGCCAATGAAGGAATGTAGAGATTGCCGATACCTCGATATCTCAAGTATCATAACATCACTGTACGCTGTTGCAGATGGGCACCTAACATTGAATGAAGCGGTTGAACGGTTGAAGCTTGAGAGAGAGCCCTACTGTGAGCCTGCAACGCTCGAAAAGTTTATATGAGTTGACTATAGCTAGTTAGCGTAGTATAGTATAATGGAGTTTATTATGAAAATAGTTTTGGGATTACCCATTGCTCTAATGATGTACATCTTATTACAGGTCACATCTTTGCTAGCAAGGGGAATGGCGGTACTGTCTGTCGCTGTAGCAGCTGTCACTGTCAATATAATATTATGGACTGGATCACAATGGTTGATAGACCGAGTGTTAACTAGAATGTTGAATACAGATACAAACGATAATACGAAGGAAATACAATGAGCTTATTAGATAAAATACGCAAGAATACAACGATCAAAGACACCGACATACTAGCAAAATCTAAGTTCTTCACTAAGAAGGACATGATCCCAACAGCAATCCCAGCAATCAATGTGGCACTTAGCGGCCGCTTGGATGGTGGATTGACACCAGGCCTCACAATGTGGGCAGGCCCATCAAAACACTTTAAGACTGCATTCAGCTTGCTGATGGCTAAGTCATATATGGACAAGTACCCAGAATCGGTCATGTTGTTCTATGACTCAGAATTCGGTACACCGCAAGCATACTTCGATTCTTTCGGTATCGATACAGGACGTGTTGTCCACACTCCAATCACCGATGTTGAGCAATTGAAGTTCGACATCATGCAGCAATTGAACAACATCGAACGCAATGAGCGCGTGATCATCATCATCGACTCCATCGGCAACTTGGCTTCCAAGAAAGAAGTTGAAGATGCATTGGAAGGTAAGTCTGTTGGCGATATGTCTCGTGCCAAGCAAATCAAATCATTGTTCCGTATGGTTACACCACACTTGACAATGAAGGATATTCCGATGGTTGTCGTCAACCACACATACAAGACTTTGGAATTATATTCTAAGGACGTCGTTGGTGGCGGTACTGGTTCATACTACTCTGCAGACAACATCTTCATCTTGGGTCGTCAGCAAGAAAAAGAAGGTACAGAAGTCGTTGGTTACAACTTCATTATCAACGTCGAGAAGTCGCGCCACGTACGTGAGAAGTCAAAGATCCCAGTTACAGTCAAGCATGATGGTGGTATCTCCACGTGGTCTGGCTTGCTCGACATGGCTCTTGAGTCTGGACACGTTGTTAAACCATCAAATGGTTGGTATAGCCGAGTCGATGAAGATGGCGTCGTGGAAGATAAGAAGTGGCGTATCAAAGACACCGACTCTAAAGAGTTCTGGAGTCAGCTGATCACCGCTAAAGGCTTCCAAGAAGCTATCAAGAACAAGTACCAAGTTGCTCACGGATCGATCATGTCGACTGAAGAGAGCATTGACGAAGAATTGAAAGCAATCCTAGAAGAATGATACTAATGGCACACACTACAGGAACACCCGCAAAACTGGTAACTAAGAAACCTAAGAAACCAAAGCAGGAGAAAGCTCCTGTAGTTGCTGTGTCTTTAGAGGATTATTACAGCACGACGCCGATACGACGCGATGAAATGAAGTGCTACCTACTGACGAAACCGAAAAAATAATATATGATTGAACAGGTGATTTTCGCCAACCTAGTTGGTAATGAAGAGTTTGCAAGAAAAGCCCTGCCATTCATCAAGACTGAATACTTCAAGAACCGACTAGACAAGGTCCTCTATGATATTATTCAGAAGTTCGTTGTCAATTACAATCAGCTGCCAACAAAGGCAGCATTGATTGTTGAAGCTGACAACCAAACTTCTTTGAACGACGATGAGTGCTCTAAACTAAAAGACCAGATTGCTGCAATAGAGACCAGCAAAGTAGACCTACAATGGTTGTTGGATGAGACTGAAAAGTTCTGCCAAGACAAGGCGATCTACAACGCCATCTTTAAGAGCATCAGCATCATTGACGGAAAGAGCGACGATTCAAAAGGGTCGATCCCGCAAATCCTATCTGAAGCCTTGGCGATATCGTTCGACTCACACATCGGTCACGATTTCTTAGAGGACTCAGAATCTCGCTATGACTTCTACCACAAGAAAGAGAAGCGTGTCGCGTTCGACATCGACTTCCTCAACCGAGTGACGAAGGGCGGCGTCCCAAACAAAACACTAAACATCATCCTTGCTGGTACTGGCGTTGGTAAGTCGTTGGCTATGTGTCACATGGCGGCTGCCAACCTAACCAAGGGATTGAATGTCCTCTACATTACAATGGAAATGGCAGAGGAAAGAATTGCTGAGCGTATCGATGCTAATTTACTAAATACGTCGTTAGATGAGTTAGAGATCATGCCGCGCGATGCCTATCAGAAAAAGATGGAACGCGTAAAGCAAACAACGAAAGGTAAACTGATCGTCAAAGAGTACCCAACCTCTTCTGCCGGATCAGCAAACTTTCGCCACCTGTTGAACGAATTGAAGCTGAAGCGCAATTTTAAGCCTGATATCATCTATATCGACTACTTAAATATCTGTGCTTCATCAAGGATCAAACATGGCGCGAACGTCAACTCGTACACTTACATTAAAGCAATTGCGGAGGAGTTACGTGGTTTGGCGGTCGAGTTCGATGTACCGATTTGGAGTGCGACTCAAACTACTCGCTCTGGATTTTCAAGTTCAGACGTTGGCCTCGAAGATACAAGTGAATCGTTCGGACTCCCAGCAACCGCCGACTTTATGATTGCATTGATCTCTACGGAAGAATTGGCTGAACTGAACCAGATCCTGATCAAACAGCTGAAAAACCGTTATGCAGATCCTGGCAACTACCGTAAGTTCATTGTCGGCGTAGATCGTTCCAAAATGAAGCTATACGACGTCGAACAACATGCTCAAGACGACTTGGTTGATTCGGGACCTGCGTTCGACAACACAGATTCTGGTAAACGAGTGGGCCAAGAACGCAAGTTTGACAAAGACAAATTCAAAGGGTTCAATTGAGATTCCTAACATTATTAGGTGCGTGGGTGGTGATTTTCCCGATAAAACTGCTAGTTTTGTTGTTTGAGATCGCCTGCCTCACAATAGAATTACCGGCTCAAGTGTGGAGTGATTTGGAAGAGATCCTAGATGATATACATAGAAGTGGGTAGTTCAGCAACTCACTGATAGGTACGTATGAGAAGATGTAGGAAGCCTAAAATGGATCTCGAAATAACAGGAATCAAGTCCAAACGCGAGCAGGTAATCATAGAAGACGCAATGACGTTTTACCTATGCAAACTCCTTCCCCATAGGATTACTAAGTCCCTAATCATAGACCTAGCTTTCAGCAAAAAGCTGGATGATGATGCAGACGGATACTGCATGGTTACTGGGTATAATACCAAGAAACGCGCTCGTGAGTTTGAAATCGATGTCCAAAATAACCCGTCGATGAGGTATAAACTGATGACGCTTGCGCACGAATGTGTGCATCTCAAGCAATATGCGCTTGGCGAAATCGATGAAAAAATGAACACCTGGAAGGGTGTTAGAATATCTAATTCGGTGGATTACTGGGATTCTCCATGGGAAATCGAAGCACATGGCCGTGAGCGCGGCCTTTATATACGTTTTTGTGAAGCATATGGCCTCAAATTCCCAATCACCCAAAAAGAACGCGACGCGTAAGACGTTCAGGTTGGTATCGCTGGAACCCATTCATATGAATGGGTGGATAGTGCAATCCAACGTGCTTAACAACGTAACCATCTGTATTATGCTATACAATACAGTCACATTCGAATGCCTCATTAGGTATTTCCGAGATGAGGTGGAAGCACATATGTTCTTTACAGATGTGGTTCATGGAAGCGGTGATCCGCTATCAGACGAATATTAAGTGATTATAAATAGATTACTATCAGTATAGGCTAAGGCAAACCTGAACAGGAATCACAATGAAGAAAACGAAATCCCAACCAGGGAAGCAAAAAGCTGCCCCTGCGTCCAAGACAACCAAGCAAAAGGCCGGCACTACGCTGCTCGGAACCCCTGCTGATCTGGTTGTAGTTAACCCCGAAGATAAAAGATTAAACGAAAAAGTTGTCAACATGACAACTCGCATGCATCGTGCCGTCAGTGCAAGAAAGAATAAATCACGTCTTTCTCGTGCTCGCGAACTTGCGCGCCACCGCCTAGCTAAAGCACCAGCTCTTTCACGCCGGTCGATGAAAAGAGCGAAGAACATCCTTCGCAACCGTCTTGCTGGCCAAGCTGGCAAGAATTATAGCACCCTCACAGTATCGCAAAAGATTGCTATTGATAAGATGGTCGACCGTAAAAAGGGTGCAATCAAGAAAATTGCATTGAAGATTGCACCTAGAATCAAGGGTGACGAAATGCGTAGATTGCAAGCTGCAACGGCAGGCAAGAGCTATAAGACATCAACACTCGTCGTATCATCATTCCAACAACTCGCGGCTAATATGCTGACTGAGAAAGAACAGCGAGCGATCATCGAGAAAGCAGAAGCGTCTGGTTTCAATTACGAAACGTTGCTATCAGTATTCAATCGTGGCAAGACGGCTTTCAATAAAACAAACACAGCACCAGGCAAAACGCCAAGCCAATATGCGTTTGATAGATTGAATTCATATATCAAGGGCGGCAAAGCCTTTAAAGAGGATGTAGATTTGCACGAACAAGTCAAACCGACGATCAGAGATATACTTGCAAAGGGCATGCATACAGCCCGTAATATCGAAACAATCGATACAAAGAACATCAAACCAGTTCAACCGGCTGCACAACATGCAGCTCACATCAAGGACACTAACGACGATCCTGAAGATGTAAAGAAGAGAAAGCGTGCAAACATCATTAGACGCAAAACGACTGAGTATGTGCGTAAGGTAGTTGAGGCACGTGGCGTGAGAGACACAACTAGCCCATCTCTTTCCGAATCAGTTGCAGCTCTAGTAAAGGTAAAATAATGGAACAACTAATCATCAAAATGAATGAACTGCAGGCCACGACGTTTGCGTTCTACCTCAAAGCACATAACTTCCATTGGAATGTCCGTGGAAAAGATTTCAGCCAGCTCCATGAATTCTTCGGTGACCTGTACGCCGAAGTGTGGGGTGCTGTAGACACGACTGCTGAACAAATTAGAGCACTAGGCTCCCCTGTTGCAGGTGCACTAGGCGTATATCAAAGCCAATCGCGCATCAACGATGAAATGGGTGTCCCATCCGCTGCAGCTATGATATTCTCACTCTACTACGACAACAATACTGTAATCGATGTCCTCAACGAAGCACACGAACTAGCAACAATTAATAAGCAATATGGTCTTATTAATTTCATCGAAGGCCGTCTTGATACACATAAGAAGCATGGTTGGATGTTGAGCGCCAGCATGGATACTCCTGTTGCCGAGCAAGCTGAGTCTAGCACTGCTGTAGTCGAAGAAAATATCCAAGAAATAGAATCACTGACGGAAGAAGTGAAAACATACTTCCTGAATCCAGAACAATAAATAATACAACATTTTAATTAACTAAGGAACAAAATGAACCACTTCAATCTACCAAAAGGCCTTCTCGACTCCGTCAGCAAAGTGATGAAAGAAACGAAAGTCGACAACACACCTTTGCAAGAGAAACTTATTCAAGGCAACCAAGCTGCTGTTAAATCTACGACAGATTTCGACAACGCTGTTGCTTCCGTCGTTGCAGAAGGTCGTAAAAAGGCTGCTGCTGATCAAGCTAGATTCTTCGAAGCTTCTGTCGCTGCACATAAGGGTATGGGCAAGTCGATTGCTGAAAGCAATGTTGCTAAAGAAGAAGCGACTGTTGATTGTATCATCGCTGAAAGCGCATTTGTAGAGATTGCTACTCGCATGAAGAATGTTGGTGTTGCTCGTCGCATGCAAAATGTGACAGAACAAAAAGAAACAATCGCTCAAATGGCACGCACATTCGCTGCTTCGTTTGACCAAGTGGTCGAATCTAATCTGTCAGCCGAGCTTCGTAGTGAGGAAGCTATCCAAGAAGCATTGCAAGCTGTTAAGGCTGAAATCCGCACTCAAATGTTGAATGCTGTCAATGTTGCTAATGCAGCACGTGTCGTCGACGAAGCATATAAGATTGTTGCTTTGTTGTCTGTTCAAGAGGCATTGAAGGGCAAGCAAAAGAAGCTCGATGCTAACAAGAATGGCAAGATCGATGCAAATGATTTTGAAGTATTGAAGTCACGCCATGCTAAGACAGGTTCTGATGCTGTTGACGAAGGCAAAGTCCTTGATACGCTGAAGAAGGTCGGCAAGAAAGCACTCGAAACTCTCGGCCACGGCTCCGATGAAGATCTGAGAAAAGATCTCCAAAAGAAGATGGGTGCTAAGCCAGAACAACAAACTGGCAAGAAAAGCATGGCTACGTACAACGAAGATGTTGAGCAAGTTGATGAATTGAAGAAGTCTACACTAGCATCCTATGTCGATAAAGCAGCTCAATCTGCTGTTGGTAGCGGTATGGCTGCAGGCGATAAGCACACATTTACGGACAACGCTCGCGCTAAGAATTTCAACAGCGCATTGACTCGCTTGTCTAACATCAAGAAGGCCACAAAACGTCTGGCCAAAGAAGAAGTAGAAATAGGAGAAGATGTGGAATTGACGTTGGAAGATTTTACATTGGAAGAGTTGCAAGACTTCATCATCTCTGAAGATTTCCAACAATTGGACGAACTTGGCCGTGCAACATTGACTAACTATATCACAAAGGTTGCTAACCAACGTGGCGCTCAAGCTGGTTCACGTACAGCTGGTTTGATGGCTGCTGCTAAGAGACTTCGTGCAATGAAGAAGAAGCCAGCTATGGCTGAGGAAGTCGAACAAGTCGAAGAAGATCGTTCAACTGGTACAGTGTTTGATGCCAAGGTTGCAGCTCAATTCAAGAAGAAGAAGCCAGGCGAAAGTGCTGGATTTGATTCTAAGAAGACTTCCACAGGCACTGTGTATAATAGAAAGCCAAAGAAGGACGAAGAAGACGATGTGAAGGAATCTGTGTTGTCTTCTGAAGAAGCAGATCGCATCGCCCAAATTGCTAAAGATCTGGGGCTGTAATATGAAGAAGTTCATCCAACTGGTCAATGAGATCAAGATGAGCGACAGCGAGGAAGCGCGTAGTGTTGCATATAGTGGCAAACGCGCTACTAATCTTCTCAAGCACTCATGGGCACAACATGATGTCAGCAAAGAGAAGAAGACAGCCGGCGATGTAGAGGGTGCAGCGAAGGCTGCGTCTACTGGCAGCCGCGCCCACAAGCTGTATTTGAAAGCTCAGAAACAACATCAGGCCCGTACGCCAGAGCAACACAATGCTCGCGCATCACAAATGATGTCTGGCGCATCGCAAGACTATAAAGACCAAGAAAAGAAGCGTGGTGTTGGTCACGTTCGTGATTCTGTAGAATTGAGTGGCCCAGCAATCAATGAGATTAGTAAGCAGCTAAGAGATCGCTACGTGGAACGTGCTGTAACCGCCCATGGCGGTTATAATATGGCTCGTCGCAACACGACAGGTAAGGACCAAGAGTACTTTGCTCGTAAAGAAGCCAATACTAAGAAGGGCATCGCCCGTGCCCTCAGCGATCACCGCCTTGCTAAAGAAGAAGTCGAACAGGTCAATGAAATCTCTAAAGAGCTTGCAAACCGGTACATGCATTCGGCCATTGCTGATCGCAGAAATATTGACCGTAAGACGTTAAAGTTGCAGGCCAAGCAAAGTGGTGGAGATAAGTTTTTTGTAAATCACAAGAAAATTTCAAAGTTGCTAGCAAAGAGTGATAAGCGCACTACTGGTATTAGTCGCGCCCTGTCTACAATTACTAAAGAAGAAAGCGACGTTTGCCACGTATGCGGTCAGACGCCTTGTAACTGTACTCATATCGCCGAAGTATCTAAGAAGGCATTGGGTTCATATATCGAAAAGGCAGTTGCTGACAAAGAAACTGCAGCTACTGCATCATCGTTTGTCGCAGGACGTCATGGTAAACAAGTGTATAATGATGCTAGTGAATCGCCACGCGAACAAAAGCGTGCCGTAGGAATCAAAAAAGCATTGACACGTCTTACTAAAGAAGAAAATGAACTACAGTCCAAGGAAAATATCAACGAGTTGAAAGTTTCTACGTTACTGCGTTATACTACGAAAGCCAACAGATCTGCAACCAAACTTGGCGGGGATGCTGCGCGCGCAAGAGACAGCGGCGATATGGAATCATGGGCTAAGAAAGCAAATAAGGCCGATGTCCGCGAAAAGGGTATCCGTGTTGCTACTTTCAAAATGCATAAACAATTAAACAAGGGTAAGTGATGAAAAAATTAACAGATATTGTTGAGGTTGCAAAGTTGATGCATCCGAACGCACTGCATGTGAGTCCAGTAAAGGTTGACGGCCAGACAAAATATAAAGTCAAAGCTGTTGGTAAGAACCTTGCCGATGGTATCAAGGTAGGTGAACATTTGACCGATACTCACTTGGACGATGCTGCCGAGATGGGCGCTAAGATCAAACACATCAAGGAAGATGTCGAACTCGATGAAGCAATTAAGATCGGTTCTAAAGTAAAAGTTCATGCTCCAGGTAAAGACTACCACGGTGAGGTTGGACACGTTGGCGAAATCCGCCATGGTGCATACAAAGGCGCTCCGAAGACGTACACAGTTGACTATAGCGATAGCAAATCGGTGCAGCTTGGTAAGGATAGTATCAAATCAATCAAAGAAGAAGCTGAGCAGATCGATGAGATCTCTACTGGCAAGTTGGCCGACTATGTCGCCGCTGCATCAAGAGATGTCGGCCGCCGCATCGAAAAGGCTGAGCCGGGCATTGAGCCATTCAAGAAAGTACTGAAGCGTTCAGGAAAGATCGGTAGAGCATTGGGTGCTATCAAATACAAGGCTAAACAAGGCGTGAAAGAAGAAGTTGAGCCAGAAGCAGATATGAACATCTTGGTTCAACTGAGAAAGCCAATCGATATTCTAGAACATGGCACACAAGGTGGTGCTGATATCGTGTTCGGAGATGGACAAAAATTATTCGTTGAAGGTACTGTGGCTAAGAAGCTAGTCGAATCAATGGAACAACTCAAACCAGAAGACAGAGTGAAGGTTGCAGAGTTTCTGTACCAATCGCACGACAATATGATGTCTGTGTTTGCCCGTCTCAAATAATCCATAAATAACAACAATAACAATAATTCTTAGGAGAGAAAACCATGGCACTATGGGGAAAAAACGATGCTGCTTCTAACAGCGTCATCTATGCAGTAAACCAATTTGGCGTAACTGCTAATAGCGACAACAGAACAGCATTCTATGGCAACACTACTCAGGGCGCTATCCAAGCTGGCGTTGCTGTCGGTCAATTTGCTGTTAGCGCTGCAGAAGCTGGCGTTGATGGTGGTCCAGTCGTCGACATTGTGATTCTTACTAGCGGCTCTGGATACACTGCTAATGCGACAGTCACTTTGACAGCAGTCAATGGTGGATCTAGCGCAGTGGCAAATGCTCAAGCCAACGCAACTGGTCGTATCGCAGCATTGAATGTGTCTACAGCAGGTTCTGGATACAAGTCTAGCCCAACAGTAACAGTCGCAGCTCCAGCTGCTACAGCGTTCAATGCTAACACAGCTGTTACAGGCGGTACAGGCAACAACGGCAATAGCGTTATCACTATCGCATCAGCTGGCAAGTTTGCTGCTGGTGATAAGATCACATACGCAGTCGCTGCAGGCAACACAGCAGTTAGCCCATTGGTAACTGGCACACAATACTTCGTTCAATTTGCTAATTCCACAGTCGTTGCTCTTGCAGCTACTAAGGGCGGCTCACGTATCGTGTTGGTTCCAAGCGATACGAGCGAAACTGGCCACACTCTGCAAGGTGAGACTGCTACTGGCGTCGCATCTGTTGGTGGCGGTGCAAACAAGAAAGCAACTGCTGGCTGGAACATCCGTAAAGAAGGTTCTGGCGGCCGTGCAGGACGCGTGCAGTACGAGTGTTTGGTTGCTATGCGCAACATCACCGGCGACGGCAGCGACGATACTGTTCTTCCAGACGCATAAGTAGATGACGATCAATCGCGCAAAAAAGATATCAGAGTTGGTGGCGATGACGTCGCCTTCTCCTGATGACTTGCTGGTCATAGTAGACACACCTTCCGCCAACGCTGTTACTAAAAAGGTGACTGTTGGCGCTTTGTTGGGCAACAGTTCTGCTAACGTAACTGTTAGCAATAATTCGTTCTTGTCTACGAGAAATATGATCGTCCGCCGTAAAGAAACGCCCATTGGTTCTAATACCAACGACCAATTGGGCACGATTTACTTTGATGATAACTATCTTTATATTGCTACATCAAATGGTGCGATAAAGAGGGTTCCCCTAAACTCATTCTGATATTATGACAGACAAGGTTGACGAGACCAATTTTTTATTATACGCTGCGAAGCACTACGACAACCCTCATTGTTATGATACTGTTGAGTTCTATGAAGATTTAAACAGGTTCAAATATATCAAACGATTGTTGAACAAATACCAGGAGAGTGGTGATATCAAAGAAAGATTGATTATCAACCACTTGACTGTGATTTATAATGTATTCGGTGCTGTTGCTGGGACGAGATTGTTGTTCTTGAAATTGAGAGAACACTTATCGATGGTCAAGCCATTCCTCTTACTGATGGGCACATGCCCTGATGTTGTAGAGGCGATCGGACTAGAAGGTAAGAATATACACACCAGCGACATAGATATGGATCCGGTAATAGTGGAAGTACTAAGGAAAATAAATGGCTAATAAATTAGTCGACTCATATTTGGTATACCAACTTGTCAGCCGACTGATTAAGCCATTTGCTCAGTGGGATGCTTTCAGACTGGGTATCATTGACAAAGACGGTAATGTCATTAAACACCGTAAAGATTTAACACCCCAAGAGGAAGAGACTTGGGGTTATTTTGATATTCTCGTTGCGAATATTAAGAAGATGATTGGTAAGTTGCCTGGCGGGAAAACTCGCCTTGCAAACTTTGCTGCTGCGGTGTTCTTGATGAAGGAGCACAAGCAGTACTCTGAAGATCAAATTGATCAATTGGTTGAGGCTTGTGAAAAGCATCTCACTTCCTTGCAGGAGGATATGGGCGCTGTTGCTATTAATAATGTAGGCCAAGGTAGCATTGCGAGTGTGGGTGTAGGGCCTAATGGTGAACCTCCTGGCAAGCTGGCTGTAATGAAAAAAGCAAGAATGCTGACGAGGAAAAAACTAAATGTGGGTTCTAAAATTTCTACCTGATTGGGTATTCTACGGATTAACACTAATCGGTTTCGCTGGTTTATTTTTAAGTAAATACATTCCCGCCTACTATAGAACAGCCGCGCTACCAGTAGCAGCGGCTTTCTTCGTTTTCGGCGTCTATATGAGTGGCGCTATTTCCAACGAAGCATGGTGGCAGGCTAAAGTAAAAGAGCTGGAAGAAAAGATCGCAGTAGCTGAACAACAAAGCAAAGAAGCAATTAACAAACTGACGACAAAGCTAGATACCAAGACAGAAGCGTTGAAGCAACGTAATGTAGAGAGTATCAAATACATAGAAATTGAACGCGAGAAGATCGATGCTACATGCACGGTTCCACAAGAGTTCATATTCATAGTTAACAAAGCTGCAGAGCAACCACAATGAAATCATTTATAGCATTCATAAGAGAGTCTGAACTAGCGGACGTAATTGTTCGTCTAGACGCACACAGAGCGAAGCTGGCGAAACTACCAGCAGATAAGCATATCGAGAAGTTGGATAAGACTGCTCATACTATCCGCAATCATGTAATGTCGGGCGGCAATACAAATCATGCTCGTGCACATGAGTTGATTAGTAGATATGATAGTCACTATGAGGCATTGAAGGACAATCATCCAGAAGCGCACCGTGCATGGTTAAAGAGTAGGGGTGCTGTTTCGCATAGTGGGTTCGACCTATACGCATAAGAGGAAAAGTATGAAGTATGCATTGATTATGGCTTTAGTATTGACTGGTTGTTCGACAGCTGTCCCGGTGAGTAGAAGCTTTCCTGGCATCCCGGATAAATTAATGGAGAAGTGTCCTCCACTAAAAACACTCAAAGAAGATGTGCGGTTGAGCGATGTCGCAGAAACGACGGTGAGCAACTACACGACATATTATGAATGTTCAGTGAAAAATGATGGATGGATTGAATGGTATCAAGAACAGAAACGCATATTTGAAAGTGTGAAGTAGCACTTTGTGAAAAGCTGATTGGAGTTTATATGATGGTTACAAAAATAACAACTATAAGGAATCATCATGGAACTGACGAAAGAACAGCTAAAGCAGCTGCTCCCTAAAAACCCATATATCGACCACTGGCACCACGCTCTAGAGCAATTGCTGCCAGATTATGAAATCAATACACCCGAGCGTATTGCAGCATTCATTGCTCAATGTTCACATGAGTCTGGTGGCTTCATGGTCCTCAAAGAAAACCTCAACTACAGACCAGCTTCATTACGTAAGCTATTCAGTAAGTACTTCCCAACAGACGACCTTGCTGAAGCGTACTGCAAGATGCCTAACAAGCAAGAAGCAATCGCCAATAGAATCTATGCTAACCGCATGGGTAATGGCGATGAGCATTCTGGAGACGGATACCGCTACTGTGGACGCGGTCTTATCCAGCTGACTGGTAAATCTAATTACGAAGCATTCGCTGCATCGTTGGAAATCACACCAGAAGAAGCTTCTGAATACCTAGCAACTTTCGAAGGTGCAGCACAGTCTGCATGTTGGTTCTGGGAAAACAACAATCTAAATCAATGGGCCGATAAGGGTGATATTCTTACATTAACGAAGCGAATTAACGGCGGAACTATCGGATTAGAGGATCGAGTTAAACATTACGATCACGCTTTGCACGTATTAGGAGTATAACATGGCAGAAGAAGTAAAAGTAGAAAAACAAGAAGAAGATTGGATGACGAAAAAATGGCGTCCAATGATGGCAATGATGTATATGCTTTGCTGTCTATGCGACTTCGCAATATTTCCGATCATGTTTACGATCGTTCAGTTCTGGGAAGTCCAGGCAGCGAATGATGCGTTCAGACAATGGGTTCCAATTACACTCCAAGGTGGTGGTCTATTCCACGTTGCCATGGGTGGTGTACTTGGTGTATCCGCATATGGACGCACTCAAGAGAAGCTGGGTGGAGCGACCACTCCTAGCGTACCAACTCCAACGTTGACGACAGCTACACCAGTAGTCACAGCTCCAGTTGCTACACCAGACCCTGCACCTACATACTCTACACCAGTCGTTGCTGCAGCGCCAGCTCCTGGTCCAGTCGTAGCAGGTTTCGGAGGTAAGGCAGCACCGCCAGCAGCTCCACAACCACTGATTTAAGGATTCATAAATATGTCATACATCAAACTAATCATCTTGTCTATCGCTCTGACGATGGGCCTAGCATCTCCTGTCTTCGCTGAGGCACAGCTCAAAGAAGTATGTAAGGATACAGTCGGCAAGGACGGTAAGCCAGTCAAAAACAAAGACGGCTCAGTCAAGCAGACTTGTAAAAAGATCAAGGTTCATAAAAAGCTCGAAGGGACGGAAGTACCTGTAAAGAAATAAGAAAATGTCAGACAATGTCACTCGTATACGTGATTATGGTGGAGATGTTAGACAGCGTATTGCTTCCTTGGAAACGCAAATGCTAAACGTCGCCCACAGTGTGGAAAAGATTGAGACTCGTGTAGATACTCACTATCAAACCTTGCACTCGCGTATTAGTGATATGCGTGATGAACTCCGACAGGACATCGACGATAAGCACGAGAAACTGATTGCGAAATTGGACGAGCATGCTAAGAGCGAATCAGAAACAAATAAGTCTATGTCCACTAAAATTTCAGCGATGGAAAAATGGAGATGGATGATTATGGGAGGTGCTATTGTCGTGGGATACATCATCGCTCACGTCAAACTAGACAAATTGATTTGATTTGCAGTTGAATCGATCAACTAACCCCGGTATAGTCGACTTGTAGTTGAAAATATCGGGGTTTTATTTTATGGATTGGATTGATCAGAAGTATATTGGGCTTATTAGTAATAGAGTACAACTATTCAAGCGCCAGTCTAATACTTCTTACAACATGCGGTGTCCTATTTGTGGGGACTCTAAGACAAACAAACACAAAGCACGCGGTTACATTATCGAAAAGCCAGTTGTTGGGACGATTTACTTCTGTCACAACTGTGGTGCATCGATGTCGCTTACTAATTTTCTCAGTCACATCGATAGCGATCTTACGGAGCAGTATAAACGCGACCGTTTCTTAGAACGTAACAATGTTGCTGAAAAGCCTCCTGAGCCAGACATTGCGAAGGTTGTGGTACCGAAGTATCTCAAAGGAAACGAGCCACTAAAGGCATTAAAGAAGATTTCACAGCTGGCACACGACCATCCTGCAAAGATATACGTGCAGAGAAGGAAAATCCCTTCCTCGTCGCATTTCAAGCTGTTCTATGCGCCAAAATTCAATGCTTGGGTTAATACGATTATACCTGAGAAGTTGAACGAAGAGCACGATCAGCCTCGTCTTGTTATTCCGTTCATCGATAGAGCTGGAAATTTGTTTGGCTTCCAAGGTCGTTCCTTTGCAAAGAATCCCGCAATCCGGTATATTACGATTATGATCGACCCCATGAAACATAAGGTGTTTGGGCTAGATACATTAAACCCTTCAGGAATGGTGTGGTGTGTGGAAGGGCCAATCGACTCGTTGTTTTTACCGAATTGTGTTGCGATGGCTGGAGCTGATGTCGATCTAAATACAATACTCCCTAATAAGCCCGCTAGCGAGTTCGTCGTCATCATGGATAACGAACCACGCAACGAGCAGATCATTCGACGGATCGAAAATTCAATCGATCGTGGATACAACGTTTGCATCTGGCCAAACGACCTTCCTTATAAGGACGTCAATGATATGGTACTTGCGGGGCTTGATCCTGAGGCCATCATTAGAGATAATATTAAGTCTGGGTTGTCTGCGCTTGCAGCATTAACACAATGGAAAAAAATATGAGTAAATTATTGAGTGAATTTGTACAGGATAGTCGTCGAGCTGTTGTACTCGCAGTCGACAACGGGTATGCAGTCGAGTTATGGGAAAGCGATACACTAAAGCGCACCCAAACTATTACTGGACATACAGAGCAGTATGCAGATGACTGCGCAGAGAATTGGGTAATCGGAGTAACTAAACAATAACATTATGAAAATTAAATTAGTGAGCCATTCAAAGCCAACGAGAGATTTGGCATCAGAAGGTCTTTATGATATGCAGGAGCTGGTAGCATACTGCGCTAGGGTATCTAATCCAGCTAATCAGATGAATATGGCGACATCTGAGAAATTGATCAAGTATCTAATCGCTAACCAACATTGGTCACCGCTCGAGATGGTTAGCGCATGTATCGAGATTGAAACGACCCGAGACATTGCAAGACAGATCCTACGTCATCGATCATTCTCTTTCCAAGAATTTAGCCAACGCTACGCTGACCCTACAAAAGAGTTGGATGAAGCCTTTGTCCTAAGAGAATGCCGGTTGCAAGATGAGAAGAATCGTCAGAACAGTATTCAGATTGATATTTCTAATCCCGATCAGCGTGCACTCGCTATCGAATGGGAAAGATCACAGAAGCGTGTTCTCACGTGGGTTAAACAAGAGTATGCATGGGCAATCAAGAGCGGTATTGCCAAGGAGCAGGCCCGCGCATTGCTCCCAGAAGGCCTAACAATCTCGCGTCTTTATATGAACGGAACATTGCGTTCTTGGATTCACTATATACAACTCCGTGCAGCAAACGGGACTCAACGAGAGCATATTGAAATCGCTAAAGCATGTGCTGAAGTAATTGCAGAAGTCTTCCCACTGACTAAGCAATTGGTACAAGAATAATAATAAAATTGGAGTGTTTATGGAAGATGTAGTTCACGGCATCAAGGTCGACTATTCGCGAGACCAGCTGTTCGATATATTAGGTATTAAGCGACTCAGAGAGTCGTATATGAAAGAAGAAGAGAAGTCCCCACAAGAAAGATTCGCGTATGTATCAAATGCGTTCGGCTCAAATGAAGCGCACGCTCAACGTCTGTATAACTATGCTAGTAAGCATTGGTTGTCATATAGCACTCCTATTCTTAGTTATGGCCGCTCTGCCCGTGGTCTTCCTATATCATGTTTCCTACCTTATCTCCATGATTCGTCGTCGGGATTGGTAGACACGCTTTCAGAAGTTAACTGGCTGAGCATGCTCGGCGGTGGAGTTGGTATTGGTGTCGGCATTCGGTCAGCGGACGACAAATCGGTCGGCGTAATGCCTCACCTCCGCACATATGATGCTAGCAGCTTGGCATATCGTCAAGGTTCTACTAGACGTGGATCGTATGCTGCTTACCTTGATATCAGCCATCCAGATATTCACATCTTCTTGGATATGCGCAAGCCAACAGGTGATCCTAATATGCGTGCATTGAATCTGCACCACGGAATCAATATTCCAGATGCGTTCATGGAAATCATCGAACGCTGTATGAAGGACCCTACTGCAAATGATGATTGGGAATTGAAAGATCCCCATGATGGAGCCGTTCGCGAAGTTGTGTCGGCCAAGTTGCTGTGGCAGCAAATTATGGATCTGAGAATGCATACTGGCGAGCCATACTTGCATTTTATCGATACTAGCAATCGCATGATGCCCGAGTTTCAGAAGAAGCTTGGCTTAAGCATCAAGCAGAGCAACCTTTGCAGTGAAATTATTTTACCAACTGACAAAGAGCGTACGGCTGTATGCTGCTTGTCTTCTGTGAATTTGGAGTACTATGATGAGTGGAAAGATGACGGACTTTTTCTTCGGGACATCGCTGAGATGCTTGATAACGTTTTGCAGTATTTCATTGATAATGCTTCTGACAGCATATCGAGAGCAAAATATTCAGCTAGCCGTGAGCGCAGTATTGGTATCGGTGCCCTCGGCTTTCATGCTTATCTACAAAAGAACGACATCCCGTTCGAGAGTGCACTCGCAAAATCAGCAAACAACAAGATCTTCAAGCACATAAGATCTAATCTCGATGTTGCGAACAAACAACTGGGCGCTGAGCGAGGCGAGGCTCCTGATGCAGCTGGCACTGGATTGCGCTTTAGTCATCTTATGGCTATCGCTCCCAACGCTTCGAGCTCAATTATCATGGGAAATACTTCTCCTTCTATTGAGCCCTACCGCGCTAATGCTTATAGACAGGACACGCTTTCCGGCGCGCACTTGAATAAGAATAAGTTCTTGGATAAGATCATCCAAGTTGAGGCAGCTAACCATAAAGAAGGTTGGGCAGATGATGTGTGGTCGTCTATCATTGCTAATGATGGTTCCGTACAGCATCTTGACTGGCTATCCGATTGGAACAAGGATGTGTTCAAGACATCGATGGAAATCGATCAGCGCTGGATCATCGAACATGCTGCTGATCGCCAACAACATATCGATCAGGCTCAGTCGTTGAACGTATTCTTCCGTCCAGATGCTAACGTCAAGTACATTCATGCAGTTCACTTCCTAGCCTGGAAGCTAGGATTGCCTACGATGTATTATTGCCGCAGCGAGAAGCTCGCGAAGGCCGACAAGGTATCGAAGAGAATCGAACGACAAGTGATCCAAGAGATTGACTTGAAGGCGGTTGCTGATGGCGATGTTTGCTTAGCATGCGAAGGTTGATATATGGACGCCCGCGACTTATCTGAGCTAGTTTTTAAATTGTGGCAGGAGAAATATCCTAAGGACAGTGGAACGATCCACAAGTCTCTAAAGAAAGTTCCTGTCGCTGTATGGACAGAACATGGGTATAGAGAAGTCGTCGGTGCCCATATTAACGACTTAGGGTTTATAGAATTGGAATTGGAACAAGAATGAAAGTACTGAAATTTGAAGCTTCATGGTGCTCGCCATGCAAAATGTTGTCACGTGTCATTGAAGATGCAAAGGACAAGATCACTGCAGAGATTGAGTGTGTAGACATCGACGAAAATGCCGACCTCGCAAAGCAATACGGAATCAGAGGCGTGCCTACAATGGTAGTCGTTGATAGTGAAGGCAAGGAAATCAAGCGTCAATCTGGCATGATGATGGAATCGCAATTGCTGCAGTTCCTCAGCTAATGCTGACACAATGTGGGCATATCGATACGATAAATATTACAATGCCCACATTCTCCAACCTAACATGACCACGATCACCCTTCCAAAAAGAGTCCTTACCCATAAGGAAACGCTGACCAACAAGTATGGCAGCGTTGCGACGTCGGTTGTGCCAGATGCGGGAATATCGTTCGATGCTCCCGCAGTAGATAGCATTAACCGTGCTACAGCGAATACGCTCGATGTATTCAGCAACACGCTTGTACAGTATGCTAACACCATCACCACACAAGCGACTGAGCTGCTACAGATACAAACGAGCGTCGCAACGTTGGCTGCAGCGAAAGCAAATTCTGTATCACCTACGATAGATAATGCAACACTGAATGGTAATACTGCCATATCGAAGATTGTCGCTAATAGTTCGTTGGGTACGACTGGCCAATACTTGGCGTCTGGTGGTGGCAATAATATGTATTGGGCCACCTTTGCTGTGGCTGGTACACCATCTCTTGATGCTGTTGTTGGGGTAGGTGGCTCTACATCCAAAGCCATATCGGTAGGCAATACTACAATCAACGGAACAGCAACAATATCGCAGCATGCGATGATTGGCCCTGTAGCTGGCAGTGTTACGTCCGGTAATCAGACGAGTCTAGAGATACGAAATAACGGAGGTACGGGTGATGGAGACGTCGCGGCTGTATCGTACCATTGTGCTGGATACTATGCTGTACATCAACATCTAAGAGCAGATGGTTACTTTGGTATCGGTGGCTGGTCAGCAGAATCGTGGAGATGGTACATCAACACCACCAACGGCGATATGACTGCTGCAGGTAACATCACCGCTTATTCTGATCCACGACTGAAGGAAGACGTCACCCCAATCGAGTCCGCGCTTGCTAAGGTGCTATCGTGGAATGGGGTCAGATATCGCTGGAAGTCAAACTCCGCGATCGGTCAGCCAGGCAAGTACGACTATGGTATTCTTTCACCGGATATCGCAGCAAATGCTCCAGAACTTGTCGTAGATTCAGTATGGGATTCGGAAGACGGCGACAAGTATAAGACAGTAGCATATCAAAAGCTGTCTCCATTCTTGATAGAAGCTATCAAGGAACAGCAAGGAATCATCGATACACAACAATCGACTATCGATAAGCTGCAAAGACAAATAGAAGACATTATGAATCGTTTGATATCGGTTGAAGGTAACGCCGGTTCTGATTTATAATGCATTAACATTAACGGCTAGAATAATATGAACGCTAAAAGAAAACTTAGATTAACAGACGAACGCAGCTCATTCAAACCATTTAACTACCCATGGGCATATGACGCGTGGTTAAAGCATGAGCAAAGCCACTGGCTCCACACTGAAGTGCCGATGTTAGAGGATGTGAAAGATTGGAAAAACAAACTAACCAAGGAAGAGAAGCACTTCCTAACAAACATCTTCAGGTTCTTCACACAAGGCGATGTGGACGTAGCTGGCGGATACGTGAAGAACTACTTGCCTTACTTCCCACAACCGGAAGTCCGTATGATGCTCACTGGTTTTGCAGCAAGGGAAGCTCTTCATGTAGCTGCTTACAGTCATTTGATCGAGACTTTAGGGATGCCGGAATCGACGTACAACGAGTTCCTTCAATACGAAGAGATGAGAGACAAGCACGACTACTTCTTATCTTTGGCGGGGCAAGATGCGACGACGATCGCACAACAGATTGCAGCCTTCTCTGCGTTTACGGAAGGGATGCAACTATTCTCCAGTTTCATTATGCTGTTGAACTTTGCGCGCCACGGCAAGATGAAGGGGATGGGACAGATTGTCACATGGTCGATCGTCGATGAAACAATGCATGCGGAAGGCATGATCAAGTTGTTCAGAACATTCATCGAAGAGAACAAAGATATTTGGAATGATGACCTCAAGGGTCAGATCTACAGCATTGCTGAAAAAATGGTTGCGTTAGAAGATCGCTTCATCGATCTTGCTTTCAGTCTGGGCGCTATGCAAGACCTAACCGCGGCAGATGTGAAACAATATATACGTTACATCACTGATCGTAGATTGATTAGCCTTGGTCTCAAGGGAATTATGAAGGTCAAGAAGAATCCTTTGCCATGGGTTGAGGAAATGATCAACGCTCCGACGCATACAAACTTCTTTGAAAATCGCGCCACTGATTATGCAAAAGGCGCAACTACTGGTTCGTGGGAAGACGTCTGGGCAAAATAATAAGGAGAACGCATGAAGTTCAATAACGAAGACATTATGCTATGCACAGAATGTGATGCGGAATTTACAGTACACCGCTTAGACGATGATGGTGATGATAGTGAGGTAGAGTTCTGCCCATATTGTGGTAATCCTTTGGGGTTGGAGTTGGACGATGAGAACGATGAAGATCCCACAGAAGGTGTATACTACAACGACTGACGAAACCTAAATAGTCCGTAAATATATGATGATTTGGTGATCTAGATCAACATTCTTAAAGGACTAACATGATCAAAAAGCTCGTAATCGCGGGTCTTTTTGTTATGGCTTCATCCCTTACAATGGGTCAGAGCGACCCTATTGTAACTGACTCGACATCCAGAAGCACCACGACTTCTATTAGTGAGACTACTGTTAAGTCTCCACCACCTACTGCTGTAGCTCCAGCAATTACTGTTATCAATAGTGACGTATGCGCTGTTGCTGCATCCGGTGCCGTCCAGACTCAAATCCTTGGTATTTCCATGGGCGGCACAATGACTGACTACAATTGTGAACGTATCAAGCTAGCACGTGGTGTTTATGATATGGGCATGAAGGTGGCTGCTGTTGCTATCATGTGTCAAGATGAGCGTGTATTCACTGCGATGATGAATGCGGGTACACCTTGTCCCATTGATGGTAAGATTGGCTCACAAGCCAAGGAAATCTGGGACGCAAATCCAGAACGCATCCCACAGAAAATCAAGAGCACTAGATGATCAAGAGATACCTAGCAATCATGTTGTTAGGAGTCTCTAGTGTTTTTGCTCAAACAGTTCAGACGACTCCTAACCTAATTACGTCAGGTACGACACATACGTGGTCGGGAGTTACTACGGGCACAATCGGGTCGAATTATATGCCAGCTGGCAGCACGTCGGCACCCCGCTATGACCCTGCCACGAATAGCATTAGCTTTAGCTATGGCCAAGCCACCATATCACAGACAACCGCAATTAATAATGCGCTAGCTGGCGTAGGTGCTGGTGTTAAGATTAATGGCTATACCTACAGCTACGACACGCGCAATATGAATGGCGACGATCGTCAAGGTAGCGTGGACACATACACAGTCACTACGAAGATGACGAGTAGCGCAGGGGCTACGTTGATGTCGGCAACGCGGACATTCAATACAAAATTTGACTGGACTACCATTAGCGGCACTCAAACATCAACAACGCCATATGCAGTAGGTGACGTCGGAACGTTGCAATTCAGCGCAGCTGGTAAGGACAGTGGGTTTTGGGGTGGATACTTTGGCCCACAGATTCGTAATGTCGATATGCGACTGAATTATACAGTCGACCCATGTGCAACGAATCCGGCGTATAATCCATCATGTGCTAACTTCGGCACTGTGCAATATAGTTCCAACTTAGTACCCAACCCATATGGATATGCTGTTTATGGAAGCTCGATTGAACAGACGTATGCAATAAACCAGGCTTTAGGACAGGCAGGTGCAGGAGCGACGATCCACGGGTTCCAATGGGGATACCAAGCAAATGCAAATGGACCATATTGCGCAAGTTGGTTTCTCGTATGCTTCGATGAGCGTACCCCAAGCGTACAGACTAACGTGAACATTACAAGCAGCACTGGCGCAAGTTTGTATAGTATATCGCGCACATACACCAACAGCTATAACACTACTAGCTATCAATACCTATTTCCAACAAGTAGATCAATATCTACGCTGGGTAATTTTCAGTTTACAGCGACGACAAATGATGCTGCCTACATTGGGGATATGTGGAGTAAGGCTGTTTATACGCCAGACCCATGCTCCGTCGACCCACTAAGCAATCAGAGCTGCCCAGGATATGCTGCTGCTTACCAAACTCAGCAATGCACGATCAGTGCGCTCTACAATTCCGCATGCCCAGGATATGCAGTGGCATATTTCAATCAGCAATGCACTAACAACCCACTATACAACCAATCATGTTCTGGTTATGCGGCTGCATACCTGATACAACAATGCTCGATCAATCCATTATACAGCACGACGTGTTCGGGATACGATACCGCATACTTCAACCAACAATGTGCCGCTGACCCTCTATATAACAGCCGTTGTCCAGGGTATACACAAGCATATCACGATCAACAGTGCTCAATCAATCCACTATATGCCTCAGACTGTATAGGATATACGCAAGCCTATCATACACAACAATGCACAGCCAACGCTTTGTATGCTACTGACTGTCCGGGGTATCAATCTGCATATAAGACACAACAGTGTTCAATTAACGCTCTATATGCTACTGACTGTCCAGGGTATGACCGAGCATACTTGAATTCTCGTTGTATACAAGACTCGCTCTATAGTCCGCTATGTGAGGGGTATAAGACTGCATATGCAATTAAGTACTTGACGAATCTCAATCCGGCCGTGACTACCGCCGTCAATCAACAACTGACAGAGACTGTAGAAGTACAGAAGGCTGCTGTAGCAGCTGCTGACCCAGTAAGCACAGCGACGACGAATACACCAAGCACGACTTCTGCATCGTCGATTTCACCTACTGCTACAATCTCCGCAGTTAGACCAGCGCCGCCTCCTGCTACAGGACCAGTGGCGCAAGCAGAACCGAAGAAGGACGAAAAGAAGGCAGACGATAAACCACAGGGTGGTGGGGGCAGCAGTGAGCAGAAAGCCGATGGTCCAAAACCAAAGACTGCTAGAGAAGAGCTTGCAGCCAAGCGTGAAGAAGCTGCTAAAAAGGAAGCTGTTGCTAAAAGTAAAGACCTTGCTAATCAAATGGGTCAGGCTGCCAACTTAGAAGCCCAAAAGGCTATACAGAACGTCGTTATACAGGCAATGGGGTTCACGCCTGGGTTTGATCAGTATGGTAAGAGTGTAATGCCGGACGCGCAGTTCTATCGTCCGTTTAGTGTGTATGGTGGCCAGAAGAATATTGATAGTCGTACAGGTCTCCGAATGTTCGGAGGCAGTGATATGGTGCATGAGGAAATGATCAATTCACAATATCAAATAGGAAAATAAAATGTCAGAAGAAAATAACAAACCAGACGAAGAGCTGGATGATGATGCTGAAGGTACTTCGGAAGATCAAGTCGAAGATGAAGCTGTAGGAGAAGAGGCTGCTGAAGAAGAGTCGACTACGAGTGAGATTGCTGGCGCATTAGCTGGTATGGCCGCTGCCGGTGCTGCCGCGCGCAAGGGCGGTAAGAAGCCAACTAAGGCAACTGGCAAGACTACTAAAGGCAAGGCAGTTGCTAAGCCAAAGGCTGCTCCAGTAGCAAAGACAGCAGTCGCTAAACCTAAGCCGGTGATGCCAGCTGGTACGATCGACGTCAATGCTGAGGTTGAAAAGCTTCAAGGTCTCGCCGACAAGAACAAGGTATGGACTGTGGCTGGATACAGCTTCACTCCAGCAAAGCTGATGATTCTTGGAACGATTCTATCTACTGCTCTCGGTAGCTTATATGGTGCGTTTGAAGTGTATAAAGACTATCAGGATATGAAAGTCAAGATCGCAAAGTATATTGCGCCTGACCTATCTGAAATCTATAAGAAGGTAGAGATTGCAGAGCAGAACTCTGAGAAGTCGGTTCAGTATACTCAAGATATTAAGAACGACTTGAAGAGTGATATTCGTCGCTTGGAGAGTGTCGTCGATAGCGTTGAGCGTGGTGCGAAACAATCTGCTCGTGATTCTGATCTTGCTGTGCGTGAAGTTCAACAAGAGCTTCGTAAGAGTGGTAAGGAAACGGATCAATCGATTAAACAAGTACAACGTGAAGTGGATATCAAGATCCAAAAGGCTCTTGATAACCCACTCGCCAAATAAGCTACCGCTTTAAGTTGTAGTTGTTGCCGTCAGCCCTAGCATCTAGGTAGTGGCTGTCGCTTCTATGATAGAGCTGCTTACTCCACTGACTGTCTTCGGATGGTTTGTGGAAGGCAGCTCTCACTTTTTGCATAATATAACTGATGAATTTATTCATCTTGACCTTTGTCGATCCACTCTTTTGATTTGATCAATCCATAGAGTATTCCGCCAACGATGATTATGGACACTATATACCCCATGTTAATCTCCTTTGAGTTATATAGGTAATGAGTGAAAATAATTGGACATATAATGGTGCATTGTTCGAAGAACCAGATCCTGAGCATTACGGATTTGTGTACTTAATCACGAACACCCAGACGGGTAAGATGTACATTGGTAAGAAAGTGTTCTGGTTCAAAAAGACCAGACAGGTCAATAAAAAGAAGAAGAAATTCCTTGCCCCAAGCGATTGGAAAGAGTATTATGGTTCTTCGCCTGCTCTGAATAAAGACATCGCCACATTCGGCCAAGATATATTCAAGCGAGAGATTATACACCTATGCGCCAACAAGGGTCTTGCGTCATATTACGAAGCTTTGGAGCAATTCCAAAGACAAGTTCTCTTCAATCCAGAAATGTATTATAATGACTGGATCATTCTTAGAGTTCACAGGAAGCACGTATTAAATGAAACAGCAAAGCGGAGTCCCGTACAATCTTCCAACAATTCCTCCAACACGATCGCTGCATCGTGAGGGGACGACGATCGACATATATCAGCGCATGCATGGATATGAGATCTTCCAAAAGACAAACAACGGAATCCCTCAGCGAATGGTGTTGAGCCAGCAACAAGTTGAAGGGTTTCTCAATCTACTAGAGCAAGCAGGGTTTCATTGATGGGCGGGATCGATTTACTGGTTGGGGGCCTAGTCGTATGGTTCTTGGTGAGCTTCCTCGTGAAGTTCGTCAATAGCTATCAAGAAATTAGTGATGAACGTGAGGCTGAGCAAGCATCTGAATATGTCTGCATGCAGATAGATGTTGAACGAGTAAAAGAATTGTGGTATGGTTGGTTTATTGATCCTGAAACTAAGAAGGAAGTATTCGTCGCTCAAGGCGAATCTTGTCGGGATGCAATAAGTAATTGCGTGGAGCGGATTAGACAACAGAATCCAAACTTCACAATATTATTCAAATTCAGAGTGAAATATGATGAACAACCAAGCATACAAAATCAAACAGAACGTAACGATAGTCAATAAGCTATCGGGCGCCACCGTGCGTGGTGATATTATTAACGAAGACACCATCGATAGTAAAAGTTTTTATGTTATGAAAGTTCCTCCACGCACTGTACCACTTCGGTACTTCAAAGATGCGTGGTCTATTCAAAAAGGAAAGAAGTGATATGACTCAACCAGCTATAACCGCTCTCGCCTTGCCAGAGGGCCGAGAGTGGATCAAATCTGCGCTACGTAGCGGCCCAGTCCATGTTGTGTTCACTAAGGCAGATGGCACAGAACGCACGATGAAGTGTACCTTGCAGGAAGGCGTCGTCGTTCCACATGAAAATAAAACTGAACGTGTTAAGGAACCAAATCCTGATGTGCTAGCTGTATGGGATCTCGATAAGAGCGCATGGCGATCATTCAAGCTAGCATCGGTCAAAACAGTGACGCTCATATAAGTATGATTGAAAAGAAACGCACAGGCATCACTTTTGGTGCCTTTGACCTTTGCCATGCCGGCCACGTTGTGATGTTCGCTGACTGTAAGCAACACTGTGATTATTTGATCGTCGGTCTGCAAGTAGATCCTAGCCTCGAACGAGATAATAAGAACACCCCAGTTCAATCTTTGTATGAGCGGTTCTTACAACTACAAGCGATCAAGTATATCGACGAGATCATACCATACACATACGAATATGAGATTGAACAAATCCTAGCAACGCGGGACATCAACATCCGGTTTGTTGGCGCCGATTATATTGGCAAGGAATTTACAGGTAAAGAATACTGTTATTCGAACAATATAGATATCTGCTTTAATAATAGAGCGCATCCATTCAGCACAACTGAATTGCGCAAGCGAATTCAAAACAACCCTTCGAAATAATTATGAGCTTATTTGCTACTGATGAACTGAGTGCCAAAGCTAATGGCGGCACTGAATTGATGAAACGTGGACTCGAGCAACGACTCGACCCTGAACTACTCAAGCATTTCCATATTACTGCCAGCCGATATCGTGGCGGCGATCCCAATAAGATCAATCTATACTGGTTGCATGATCTGCCAGGCGATCCTGAATCGGCACATTTGGCGAATGGTGGTTGGAACAACTTTGAAAAGTTGATCTTTGTATCCAACTGGCAATTCCAAGCATACCAGCTGTATTATGGCCTGCCTTGGTATAAGTGTATCGTTCTGCAGAATGCAATCGAACCGATTCCTGTTGTGGAGAAGTCCAAGGAAAAGATCAAGCTGATTTATAACACTACACCACATCGTGGTTTGGAAATTCTCGTCCCAGTGTTTGATGCGCTGTGTAAGCGATTTGACAATATCGAGCTTGATGTATACTCGTCATTCGCTGCATATGGTTGGGAAGAACGTGACGAACCATACAAAGAGTTGTTCGAAGTGTGTAAGACGCATCCGAAGATTAACTATCATGGGTACCAGCCAAATGATGTAGTCCGTGCAGCTCTCGCAGACGCACATATTCAAGCATACCCGTCGATCTGGTCTGAGACATCATGCATCGCATTGATGGAAGCTATGAGTGCAGGTTGCTTGTGTGTTCATCCAAACTTCGCTGCGTTACCAGAGACATCCGCCAACTGGACATGGATGTATCAGTGGCACCAAGATAAACGCGATCATGCTAACATGCTGTATGGATACCTTGTCAACGCGATTGAAAACTACTGGACAGAAAGCGTACAAACGCGAGTTGCTGGTCAGAAGTCATATGCCGATGTGTTTTATGGTTGGGAAATGCGCAAGCACCAATGGAATGCTTTGTTGATGAGCATTCTCCAAGACAAGAAGATTGACTACACTCCGCAATAATAGTTGACTTCGGTCCGCAGCGGTTGTAGAATGATATAATGATTATTGTTGATATAAACCAAACGATGATTGCTAACCTGATGGTTCAGATTGGCAATCATACCAATATGGAGTTGCATGAAGACCTCATTCGACATATGGTTCTTAATGCGCTCCGTAGTTATAAGCAGATGTATCCGCTCGAGCGAAATATGCTGATTGCTTGTGATGATAAGAAGTACTGGCGCCGTCAGGTGTTTCCTGCATACAAAGCAAATCGCAAAAAAGCACGCGAAGAATCTGAACTTGACTGGAACCAAATCTTTACAATCCTAAATAAGATCAGAGACGAGCTCAAGGCTCACTCACCTTATAAGGTAATCATGGCTCCTGGAGCTGAGGCTGATGATGTGATTGGTACACTTTGCATTAAGCATGGTACATTCATTCAAACAGCAAAGACTATGGAATCGATCCACATCTTATCTGGTGATAAAGATTTTGGCCAACTACAAGTTTATTCTAATGTTCACCAATTTGATCCTGTCCGTAAAAAACAGATCAAGACAATCGATCCATACAAATACCTACGTGAGCACATCCTTAAAGGTGACCGCGGCGATGGTATTCCTAACATCATGTCTCGTGACAATTGCCTTATGGACGGCGAGCGTCAGAAATCCCTCCCAACGAAACGTATCGAATATTTGTCAGGTTTTGTCGACTTGTCTAAGGTACTTCCGTCTGACCAATATGCGAACTTCAAACGCAACGAACAGCTGATCGATCTCCACATGATTCCAGAAGATATTACGAATGCGATTCTGCACGAATATGAAACGCAAACTCCCAAAGACCTCGAGGTGTTTAGACAATACCTACGTGATCATAAATTGAAAACATTAGAAGAAAGAATTAGTGAGTTTTAATATGAGACTTGGTATTTTTCAAATCCTTGAAAAGGCAGCAGAGCAAAAAGCAACCGCTGACAAAATAGCTGTACTGCACGCAAACGCTGGTCCAGCATTGTATACTATATTGAAGTATGCATATGATCCTAGTATTGTATGGGACTTGCCGGAGGGCGTCCCTCCATATAAGCCATGTCCATTCCCAGCACAGGAAATGAGACTGATGTCTGAGATTCGTAGATTGTACTTGTTCATCAAGGGTGGCAATCCAAACCTCACTAAGCTCCGCCGTGAGACCTTATTCATCGAGTTGTTGGAGTCTGTGCATCCAGATGATGCATTAGTGTTGATCAGCATTAAAGATAAGAAGCTGCCATACAAGGGCCTTACTATCAAGCTGATCAAAGAAGCGTTCCCAGGGCTGGTCGAGGAGCTACCTGCAAATGTTGAAGACACAAAATCATAAAGATAAGTATAAGGTGGACTATCAAGAGAAGTCCGAACATGGTGGTCATTACTATAGAAGGCTAAGGACTACCAAGCAAAACAAAGCTAATAATGCTCTTGACCGAGCTTTGAGGCAGCGTGACTTTACTAGGATTCGTGCAGACGATGATGAGTATGATTATTATTAATATATTAAGGAAAGATGAAAATGTGGAATTCTAAATTTATGGCTTGGGTTGAGCAAAAGATGATTGACCTCACTAGCATGCTCTACATCAAGCGTAGAGAAGTCACCCCACCAGTTGTTGAGCAAACTACGCCTACGATGGAACCAACACCAGTAGCTCCCGCCGAAACGGTATCCAAGAAGCGTACGTTCGTTAAGCGCACAGAGCCAAAGCTTACCAAAGCTGCTCCAACAAAGAAGGTAGCTATCAAAGCTCCAAAGCCAGCTGTTAAGAAGCCTGCTGCTACTAAGAAGGTCGCAAAGCCAGCAGCAAAGGCAACTACTAAGAAGCCAGCAGCAACAACAAAGACACGCAAGGCAGCAAAATAAATGCCAATGTACACGTTTAGAGATACGAAGTCCAATGAGATCTTTGATATCTTTCTAAGCCTGCGTGAGTATGATCTTTATAAAGAGGAACATCCAGAGCATGAGCGGTACTTTGATGCTGCCAGTGCTCCCTCGTTGGTGTCGGGTGTTTCTGTGACTGACAAGACCTCTGATGGGTTCAGGGAGGTCTTGTCAAAGATCTCCGAAGCCCACCCTGGGTCTGAGTTAGCTGATAATCATGGACGAAAGTCGATTAAGCAAGTTCAGACAGAACGAGCTGTTCGCAAGTGGAAGAGCACCACCGGAGGAATAACTTAACACCAAGGGAGACTTAATGGCGACCAAAAGATCGAACAACAATTTGCAGGTAGTATCTTCTTACGATGAATATGACGCAAAGCCCCAAAAAGAATCGAAGCGTGAGAACCACAATCACAATGCGCTGAAGATTAAACTCGATCATTTAAACACTTTCGATCCGTTAACTGAGAATCAACGGACATTTTATGATGCATATAAAAGAGGAGACTATTTCGTTGCGTTGCACGGAGTAGCCGGTACAGGTAAGACCTTCATTGCTTTGTACAAAGCTCTTGAAGAGGTACTTGATAAGTCGAATCCATTTAAGAAAATCATCATTGTGCGGTCAGCCGTACAGTCGCGCGAGATGGGACACCTTCCAGGCGATGTTGAAGAAAAGATGGAAATTTATCAACAACCATATGTTCAGATTTGCGAAACACTTTTCGACCGAAAGGACGCCTATCAAAGATTATCCGAACAAGGATACATCGAATTTATTTCCACGTCATTCATTAGAGGTATGTCATTCGACGACGCTATTATCATAGTCGACGAAATGCAGAACCTTAACTTTGAAGAAATTGATACCGTGATGACTCGAGTTGGTTACCGCTCGAAAATTATCTGGTGTGGTGACTACAGACAAACAGACTTGAAGAAGAATACCGACAAGTCTGGCCTACTGAAGTTTTTTGAAGTAGCGAATAGAATGAATGCTTTCACTAAGATTGAATTCAAGGTGGAAGACATTGTACGCAGTTCGCTCGTACGCGAATACATTATGGCTAAACTAGATTATGAAGACTCAACTGGCAAATCGCTTTCTTCGTGAAGAACTTGATGTCGTCGACTTGGACACTGTTTCAATCGACGGCAAGCGATACTACAAAACACCGGACGGGAGCATCTACCCGTCCGTCACTACCGTAACTTCTTCCACGAAGAAGGACTACATTGAAGCGTGGAAGAAACGCGTTGGGGAAGCAGAGGCCGCAAAGGTCTCTCGTCGTGCTGCTGCGCGCGGTACTGATCTCCATACTATTTGTGAGCAGTACACACTAAACAATCCACATCACACAAAAGGCATGATGCCAAACATCATCGAATTGTTCACTAAGATCAAGCCGATGATTGACGAAAACGTCGGAACAATCTATGCAAATGAAATTGCACTGTTCTCCCACGAGTTGAAGACTGCTGGTCGTACTGATATGTTCTGTCAGTTCCAAGGGATCAACACAATCGTCGACTTCAAGACTTCTTCGAAGATTAAAAAAGAAGAGGACATCGAAGACTACTTCATTCAAGCAACGACATATGCTATGATGTTGGAGGAAATGTTTGAGCATAAGTTGGTTGTACCGCAACTTGCGATTATAATGACAGTCGCTGAACACGGAGCTCCTGGATTGTTATTTGTCAAACCAACTTACCCGTACCGATCAAAAGTACGCAAGTTGTTTGGCGAATATCACGAAAACAATCCAATGCCAAATTACAACCTGTTGACAGAATAACTCGTTTGTAGTATAGTGGAAAATATCCAACTAGGATATTAACTTTTATTATGAAGGAATGAGCATGACTGCTACAGTTGCGAAAAGTGAAAAGAAGGCCAAAGCGTTTGATATCTTTGAAGCAAATAAAGATAAAAAGTCGAGTGACATTGCTCGACTGATCCAAGCGGAGCTTGGCATTACGCTCGCGAATGCACAGTACTACGTTACACGCGTTTTCAAGAAGTGATTGGACGGTCCGGCGAAAGCCGGACCACCCTTATATGAAGATTGTTTTAGAATACAACATCCCCGAAGACTTGCATAGCGCATGGTGCGCATATAATGCACATCATCTTCACCACGCGATCACTGAAATCGAACAGCGGGTGCGTGAAGTGCGTAAGTATAGTGCTGACCCTACTAAATCATTGAAAGCAATCGAAGACTCGATCAAAGAGCTCTACGCTATTGCTGGCCATCCACTGAATGGCTAAGAAACCAACATTCATATCTCCGAACACGGAGGTAGTGACTGACGATTTGCGTATTGCAATCGTAGACAGTTACACTGGCAATAACGAAGTGGTGGTTCGATTTCACACGCCGCCATGGCCATTTCCAGAGATGGAAATAAAACACATCAGTCAGATAACCAAAATACCTTTTACAGAAGAAGCATTGTTATGACATACGCATCCATTGAAAAAACAGTAACTGTCGACGTCAAAGAAGAAGACATTGTTGAAATCAATGAGCATGGTGAGATTTCTCTGGAAGTCTATGTGGATGTAGACTTGTGTGATTTCGACGATGATGATATTCGCACAGAATACTTCGAACGCTTTGATAGCGACCTCGAAGAGAGCGACTGGAGAAAGTTATACGAACAGCGTCGTGCATTGCCTGTTGAGGACTTTTTGAAGATCATTGATAATATGATTATGAATAACACAGGACGCATTCTATGAGCGATGCAGTAAGTATTCCTCCTTCTCTTAGAAGGATATTTGGTCCTAATCTTTACCGAGGACGGTCGCGTGGTGCTACAGCTCGAAAGCGCCGACGCAGTCAACGAGTAATTAAGAATTGGGTGTGGGATGTAAGCGAAATGGACAAACGAAAAATGGAACAAGGCAGTAAAGACGTATTTTTAGGTGCAACAGATGTTGCCGATTTCATTACCAGTGAGTTGCACTTTGCTCGCAACGAGCAACGACTGGAGACATATCACCGTGAAGTCACTGTGCTTGCGCAGCGTACTGAATGGTTGAAGTTCTTGATCAACGACGGCAGTCGTCTAGTTCAAATGTCGAGCACAAGTGGATTTTTGATTCAGGATGAGCTGATCTCATTCTTGTCATATGACATTCAATCATCTTCGATTGTCCTCAAACTAACAGGGGACAAAGAGTGCGTAGCAAGATGGTACGAGTCTATCGTCGAGCTGTTTGAGGAAGTTACAAACACAATTGAGTGGATGTACAGTTCAGATGGCAATAGCATTGAAGTGCCAATCCGCAGCGACCGTAAACCTATCGATGAGATGTATCCGTTCTTGGGTGAACGTACGCTGGAAAGTTACTACACATCCTTCTTGGAATCTAGTGCTTCGATTCTGTTGTTGATTGGCCCTCCAGGTACAGGCAAGACTACGTTCATCCGCGGTCTCTTGCAACACGCAGACACAAGCGCCATGGTAACATATGATGCTGGTATCCTGGCCAAGGATTACATCTTCGCTCAATTCATCGAAGGTGATAAGAACATCATGGTGATTGAGGATGCTGATAACTTCTTGGGTGCGCGCTCAGATGGTAACGACATGATGCATAAGTTCCTG